CCCTCCTTGCACCAAGGACCCTCAGGCCACGGCTCAAGTGTGTCAGGGCTCTTGTACGCCAGGGATCCAATCTGCCTAACCTTCGCGACCGTCTCGTTAAACCTGAGTGTCGCCCGGGTCTCGTCTACCAAAATGATCCCGCCCTTGCTCGTTGTCTTCTCGCGTCGTAGCTGCACCAGAACACGGTCGCCCGCGACGTCAATGCCAGGGTCTATGTCCGGGAAGCACTCCGCCTCCGTGCGTAGATCTGGCTCGTCCTTCTTGTTAACATCAAATGCCATTCGGCACTCCTTTCTTAGGCTATTCAGCCTCTTCAGTTTCGGACAGGATCAGGTTGATCTCGTCCAGGGCCCGTTGCAGGCCTTCTTTTTTACCGAGCAGGTTCTTGTACTGCTCGTGGTTGTGGATCCCAACGCCCGTACAGAGCGTGGAGTCCACCAGTCTGACCTCGTCGCCTACGCGACGGATAATTTCGGTTATTAAGTCCCGCATATAACAACATATGCAGGAAAATAGAGATTACGCCCCTAAAATTTTAGTAGAGCGATCCGCTGGTGCCCTTGAGGTTGTTGTAGGGCCCGACCGGCTTGGCGTTGGCTAGCTTGGCCTGTGCCGCGCCACGCTTCCAGTTGTTGTCGCGGTGTGACCCGGATGCGCCCGCGTCTAGCCTTTTGTTGTCGGGGCCGCCGCCGCTCGATAGCTTGCCCGTCTCTTGGTACGTCTGACGGAATCCTTGTAGGTTGTTGTCTGCCATTTACTTCTCCCTTTTGGTTGGTCTCTTGGTAATCCCACCGGCTTTCATCTGCTCGATGTTCATCTGATGCTGCTGGTCCATCATCTTGCTCTGCTGCTGGTTTTGGTTCTGCATGCTAGCCATGCGAGCCTGGTGCTCCATGTCTAGCATCTGGTTTTTCTGGGCCTGCTGGGCGTCTATCGCCTGCTGCGTTGCCTGGGCCTGCTGCATGAATGCCTCCCGCTCCGCCTGTATGCCGTGCTTTCTCATGTCCGCGTCCGCCATGTTGATCGCGTCGATCGCGGACATGTTCTGCTCGTGCGCGAGCTGGGCCTGCATTGAGTCCACCTGCACCCCGGCTTGGAACGTGGCGACGCGCTCTTTTGACGCGTTGTTGATGTTCGCGAGCGCGATCGTGGTTGAGTTCTTCTGGTCGTTGATCTGGTTCTCCGTCTGGAACTTGGTCACAAGCTCCTGAACCTTGCGCTCGAGCTCCGCCACCTTGAGCTGGTAGTCCTGCTGGTGCTTCGCCATCTCCTGCTGGAGCTTTGCCTGCGCCTCCTGCGACTTGCGCTGGGTCTCCGCCATCTGGGTCTTGAGTATGACCTGCGCGGTTGGGTCTTGTGCGGCTAGCTGCTCCATCTTCGCCTGCTGCGCCTGCTGAACCTTTTGCGCGAGCTGCTGGATCGCCGGCTGCGCGGCTTGGAACGTATCCTGCGCGTCCTGTGAGACCATCTCCGCGGCCAGGGACAGCGCCTGCTGATCCTCCAGGGTGAGCGGACGCTCCTCGAGTAGCTTCAACTTGTCCTCGCCGCCGGATGCCTCCGCCACGTACGCGCGCATGGACTGCAGGTAGTGTAGTGTTAGGTGCTGCTTGATGTGCTCCAGCGCGTGCGGCGCGAATGCGGGGCCAATGAGTGGGCTGCCACCATAGTTGGGGTCTTGAGCATACGCCAAGTGTACCTTGATGTGCGCTAAGTGATCCTGACCTGGGTAGGCCGCCGCGGGGCGACCCATGGACATTGCAACGTTCTCCAGGGCAGGGTTTGACTCCTTGATTCCCTCTGGATCTGGCAAGATCTCGTTGATGGCCGGTACTTTTAGCTGCTTCAAAACCCTCCGGTGTGCAGCCCGAAGGTCGTACATCTGTGGGGCAGAGTTAGCCATCTGCAACACAGCCTGTGCCTGCGCGAGTCGTTGTGTCTCCGAGAAGATGTTCGGGTCGGAGACCGGTCGCACGTCATTGTTGGACGCGAAGTCGCGGATTTCAATCTCCGTCCCCGACTGGTTGTCCATCTCCTCCAGGTACCAGTAGTTGATACGAGAAAGAACTTTAAGTGATTTTGCCTGCGCCCTGTGAAGGCGGGCGTGGATGCTCGAGAATACCTTAGCGCCCTGCTCGATTAGTGCCTGGGTGGTGCCCACTGGCGTGTTAGCGTTTGCGTCGCCAATCTTCTCCTCGGCCGTCGTAACAACGCCCTTCGCGGCGTCGGTAAGCCAACCAAGTAAATTAAACAGTACAGTTGACGGTGGGTTGAACGGCAACGGCATAGCCAACTTGCGGATGTCATCCACGCCGGGGGCACCTTCGATCTCAAGAACCTGTGTGGGTTCTATCTTGTCGCTCTGTCCGGAGATCCTTCCTCCCTTGAGCCGAAGCATTGTCTGGCTGTTGTTAATGTGCGCTGCATCAAGTAGGGCACGTAAAGAGCCAGTAAGAGCAGCGCTAAGCCCACCAATGAGGTGAGGTAGACCGATGGCATAAGCGCCGCGCCAAGGAATAAACTTAAACTCAACCATCCAATCCATCTTCGCGCGACGATCATCGCCAGCCTCCCAGTTTCTGTAGAGCGAGAGGACCTTGTTGGTCGTCTCGTCGATGGACATAATGTAGGGCGCGCGTGCGCCGTCTGTTTCGTCGTCGTCGCTCAGGCGCAAGAAGCACGTCACCTCGTACACGCGACGGATGCCGTCGATGTTCTTCGACGGTGCATCCTTGCCCTCGACCTTGTCGTTGGCCTTGGCCGCGCGGCTCTGCTTCTCCAGCTCCATCTCGTCGACCACGTACACCGCGACGTCGCGGTAGTAGCCCTGCTCAACGCGCTGCTGGTACGTGTCCTCGGTGATGTCCTGGATCTCTGTGATCCGGGGCGACGTGTAAAAGTTAGTGCTCGAGTACGGGAGCAGTATGTTGTCGATCGGGATCCACTCGCACGTCGGGCGGCGCTGCTCGGTGTCGTAGCGCCACTTCAGGTACTGCGATCCACCCAGCGGGATCTGTGTGAGCATCTGCTCCATCTCGTCCCGGAACTCTTCGATTTGTTCCGTGAGCTGCCAGTTCATGAACTGGACCTTGCGGTCGGCGGTGTCCGTTTGCTTGCGGTCGGCCTCGCCCTTGATCTCTGACTTTACGATGCCCTCGGGCGGCAACAACTCACGCGCGCTGGAGGCTGCGAAGTCTACGCAGGCCTCGGCCATGACCGGGTGCACAACCTTCGAGGCGCCGTCGAACGTTGCGCCGCCTGGCGCGTCGTGACCCAGGCCTGTACGACGGATTCCCTCCTCGTACTGCTTGTCGCGCTCCTTGCGAGCCTCTTGGTCGATCTTGATGAACTCTAGGTAGTCATGCGCCAGGTTCTCCAAGACGCTGTCTTCCAGATCCTCGGCGAGGTTCGCGTAGAAGTTTGGATCCTTTAGCGGGCCCTCGGTGGGCTTGTAGTTAACGACTACCGAGCCATCCTCCAGCTCGATCAGCTCCTCCTCGGCCTGGCCGGGGTCAAGGTCTAGCACGTCCTCGATGTGCTCGATCTCATCCTCCTGCATCAGCGCTATCTCCTCGTCCTCCCGGGACTTGAGGTCTAGCGCGCCGAGGGTGTTACCCTGCTGGATTGGCAGCTGCGGTTGCTGGGCCATTATTTATAACCTTCCATGACTGATCTGTAACCAGGGGTGGCCTGGTCCTCTGAGTATTCGTACTGCGGACGGTGTCTTGCCTCGCGCTCGTCCATCATGTCCTGCAGCATGCCGATGCCCATCGACGCAGCGCCAGGGATCATCCCGACGACGGGAGCCATCGACGCCGCGTCTAGCGCGGTCATCGCCCCGGACATTGCCGCGCCACGGTAGTCGCCCTTAGCCAAACGCTTGCCGGTGTCGTGCGCGCTCATCGCGGTCATGCCGGCTCCGACGGGTGGCATCGCGCGCTCGAGGACCTTGGTTCCAAACTTAGCGGCCTTGCTGCTCCCGATCTTGTCCATCGCGCGACCCGCGCCCTTCTTTGCGGCCCTTAGGTAGTCCCTCATGCTCAGACGTGAGGGCTCACCGCCGCGGGTGATCATTTCGGCCTGCATCTCGTACGGTGAGAGCACCATCCCGCCAACGTCAAACTTCTGCGGGCGAAGCGTTGGGATCTCGCCGCGTTGCATCATCAGCTCGTCCTTCAAATAATCTGGGTACATCTCCCTGTCGTACTTAAGCGCATACTCCGGGATTCCCTCGTTGCGGGCGCGCTCCTTAAACTCTCTCATACCCTTGGCGGTGTACGGCCTTTCGCTGATTATGCTCGCCCCCTTCTCGCCGTACTGATGGCGGAGCGGGTTGTACGCTGAGATGAGCATCTCGAGCTCTTCCTCGGATGGGTACCTCTTGTTTTTCTGAAAAAACTCTACCTTGATCTGGTCGATCATCGGGACCTTGCCGCTCGCCAGCGCAGCGTTCTCCAAACCGGTCGCGGTTCTCGCGATAGCGTCGGACGCGGGGGTCACGGACTGCTCTGGGTACATATCGTCCAGTCGACCAGCGCCTTGAGCGCTCTCGATGCTCTCGACGACGTTCGGGTCGCTGATCTCCATGGTCTTCGGGCGCTGCATGGTGCCACGAACGCCTCGGCCTAACATTGCGCGAGACAAGAACTCGTCGGGTGCTACCTCTGGGTTGAAGTTCTTGGTGATACCAAACTCGTTGACAACGGGAGACGACGCTCTCATGTTGGGGTCTGTCGCGAGGGCGTGCGTTGCCCTAGCCTGTGTCTCTGGGTCGTGCTTTGGCACGAAGGGGCCCTTGCTCAAGGAGCGGGCGTAGTCGTGCAGCGCCTTAACATCCTCGGGCTTGGGTGGAGACCCCGTCTTCCTCGTGTAGTCCGATATGGCCTTCGAGATGCTCTTGTAGATGTCCGCGCCAATCTTCTGTACCTTACCGGCGTTGGCGTACCCGGGTAGTATCCCCGACATCTCAAATAGCATCTGACGTGGTGTTTTGATTGGGTTCATTATTGGTTATGGTCTCCCTAGTACCACTCATGCACAAAAATCATAAATTTGTGCCTACTGGGCGTACGGGTTCAAGCGGGATTTCTTATCGTCCGCGTAGCCGTAGTCCCTGGGTGGTAGGGGGTCGAGCTGCACCCACCCCGAATCTCGCAGCACCCGGAGCGCCTGGGATAGGCTGTCCATCC